CTTTTGCGCCTACTTGTTCTTCTGGTGAGAGAGCTTCATACTCTGCTCGGATTTTTTGCGCTTCAACGTTAGCAGCGGCTTGTGTTTTGAGCATCTGCGCCTGTAGACCACGCAAACCGACAGTAGCCTCAGAAGCACGAGTTTGCGCCGCCTGCGCGTCAATAGCACCCTCTGTCTTACGCAGGGCCATCATCCAAGAGCCAATGGTCTCAGGCTCAATGGCTTGCTTATTCAAAAACTCAGTAGCCAGCGCTTCGTTTTTAAACGACTGAGAACTCGTAACTTTGCCAGTTGCTTTATCAATAAAGTTAAGCGTGACAGCACCGCCCTTACCCGGCACAATAGCCAAGTCGGTCTTGTCGTCAAAGTCAGGGTCTGAGTTGTAAAGCTCACCCAACTGAGTAAGATTTTTGCCCTGTAGCTTTTTCTTGACAGAGTTCTTAAAGCTGTCCATCTCGCCTGTCTCAATTTGCAGACGTGTAGCCACAGCCGCTTGCCACTGTTTAGGAGTGAACTTAAACTGTTTAAACGCAGCGTCTTTGAGTTCTTGCGTGGTGGCGTCCGGGCGTTCGGCAGCAAATGTTGCAAAATCAGTTTCCCGTTGTATTTCGGCTTCCGCCCGCGCAAGCGCGTTAAGGCGCAACCCTCTTTCGGACTGCCCAAGCGAAAAATCCTGTGCGGCTCGGCCTTCGGCGGCTACGTCTCGGGCTTCGCGAGCTTCGGCGCGTTTTTCGGCAGCGAGAGCACGTTGTTGTTCGTATGCACGGGCTTCCAGTGCATCAGCTTTTTCGACGTCGCCATACCGGCGGTATACACCCGCAAGGCCTTCGGCTCGTAGTGGAGCGGACGCTTGACGGGCTTCTTGACGAGTAGCAAAATTGGTGGGGCCGCTAGCTACAGAGTAGTCAGGGGCTGTGAGTCCTTGGCGGCGTGTCAGTTCTTCAATGGCTTGGTCATACGCCGCAGCCTGCGCCGGGTCTTGGTCACGCAGACTTTGAAGCTGCTGGATGTTTTCTTGCAAGCCGGGGCCATAAGCGCCTTCGGTGACATCGTAACGTGCAGATTCTCGCGCCAAGTCACTGGCTCTTTTAGCCCCGGCAATGGCTTCAAGGCCTACACCGATGTTGTTAAAATTTAGGCGCATATTAAATCTCCACCATTTCTACGCCAATCATGCCGTAGTTGACTGACTTAAATCCATTTGCATCCATAAAGACTGCTTCTGGCATAACTGCTTCAACTTCGTCCGCCATGACGCCACGGAACTTTTTGCCCGGCAAGAATGTGTACTCGTATTCGTACAGGTTAAAACCAGACACTGGATCAATGCCAGCAAGTTCAACATTAGTTTTTAGGCGTCGGTCAGAGAAAGCTGTATACGCCGCTGCGCCGCCCTTCAAAAGACTGCCGATATCCAGCCCTTGTTGCGACATACCAGCGTTATACGCAGAAGTCTGCGAATTGAGTATGCCGCCGTAAGTCTGGCCAGCTTGCTGCATACCTTGCATGTACTGACTTCCGGGAGCCATAGACGAACCAAGACCCGCTGAACCAGCGCCCGTAGCAGCGCCGTAAGCCGCAGTAGATGCACCGGCAAGGCCGCGTCCAAGGCCAACGGCGTCTAGTTTCCTAGCGTAGCCTATCTGTTCAGCCTGATTGCGAGCACCAGTCATAGCGCCAGCACGAGCAGAAGCAAGGCTGAGCGCGTTTTGGTTCTGCATTGCCATGGCGTTACCGGAGCCGGGGCCTACACCTCGCCGTGCCAGATTGCGCGATGTCATTCCTTCGGCGGCACCAAATGCACGGGCAGTATCAGCAGCAGCCTGTGCGGCTATCCGTTCTCGGTTTGCTTCAGTATCATATTCTTGCGCCTGCGCAACAAGCCCTCGCTCTACCGGCCTAAACGTCTCTTGCTGGTAGTCGTAGTACTCCTTCGCCTGCTTCATCTGTTGCTCTTGGGAAGCCAACTGCTGGTTCGCAACGCGCTCGGCTATAGGCTTCATATCAGCGTACTGCCGTTCAGCAAACGCCAGCTGCTTTTCCCCGAGCTCTTTCATCGGCCCGTAGTCTGGTGGTGGTGGACTAGATTTACCGCCCATAATTTACTCCTTGCGCAGCCATCTACAGGTATCAGGCCGCATTACCAAAATGTGCATGTCAGCACCGGGGGCACCGTCTTTCATGACAAACTCTTCTTCAAACCCTAGGTGCTTATCGAATTCCAGTATTTTAGGCTCATTTGAAGGAACCATGCCAGTCAATCTTTTGAGCTTGCAGTACCGAAAGGCATAGTCACACACCGCCCTAAACAATGGAATGATCTGCTTGGTCTGCTTGGCAATGGCTATATGGCATGTAGCGTTTGATCCGTTGTAGTTGTTGATGACCACACCAGCCAGAATACTATCACCACTCACAACGCCAATAGCATAGAAACTGCCCCAGTCTGCGTTGTGGTTAACTTGCTCAGCAACCCATGCGCCAATACGTTCTTTCTGGTCATAAACAAGTTCTGCCATGGCCTAGTTTATTGCAGTCTGGCTACGACGGCGTTTAACCGTACGATAACGTCGGCCAAAGAAGCTGTATCAGGCAGGGGGCTAAGCCGATCAACATTTCGTGCTTGGGCTGTAATCTCGTCGATGTTCTGCTTCATGGACGACAGCGCCCGATCCAAGTCAGCCTTCCCTGTCAGTACTGCGGGGATAGCGGCTTTGGTCATGCGGATGTCCTAGACAACTCTTCGATAGACTCGGCCACAGTTACGTTGTACACGTTAACCGAAGCGTTTAGCCCGATAGCGTAAAGGTCGGTGTTGATATTAGCGGGAAGCCTAAAGAATTTAGAGGAAGTTACGTTCTTGGTAAATACGGGAAGCTCGTTAGCGTACAAAGTGAACTGCACCTTTCGCAAGGTATCCAACTCAACTGGCACAATGAAGCTGCCGTTAATCTCCAGCGCCAGCAGTTCAGCCCCGTTTAAGTGTCCAGCAACTGCATCAGCACCTAGAGCAATAAGCGCCTCGTTGGCTGTAATCTGGCTGGTGTCCACTGGAACGATGGCGCTATAGTCGGCGTGAACCTGTGCGGCCACAAACTTTACCGGCGCAGGGAACTGCAAGGCGACGCTTTGCCAGTCACTCTCGTAGTATTGTCCATCATCAACATCCCACTCGTACAGCTTCTGGCCTTTGGCGATGTACAGCTTACCGTCAAGTTCATTGCGGTACAAGGCGTCCGCACTCTCGTCTACCTCGGTCACACTGTCAGGGGACTCTATGTCCAGTACCAACATGCGGCTTTCCAACTGGCCTTGGTAGTAGGCGTAGTACTGGCCGTCATGGAACACGGCATCAAACGTAGAGGGGTTTAGCAGTGTCCACTCTTCCTCACGGTACAGTTTGCGTGTAATGCACTGAATCTGCTGGGTAGACACAAGCCACAGGCCGTCAAAGCTGGGGTAAAGCGCACCTCCGCCAAGGTCTACGACACCGCGCTTAGACACGCAAGGCGCGTAGGTCTCAAGCGTACTACCGGACATACCCTCGGGGTCTGAGCCTGTGTACAGAATAGGATAGGTCTCTGTCAGCACGATCACGGAGTTACTTGCGGCAATGGCAGCTACGCCCACACCAGCAAACGAATAGCGGTTGCGCACCGGCCATGAGTACGGCATGTAGGGGTCGCTAAAGCACAACTCGTTGCCAGCAACGCCAGCCAAGCAGCCGTTAGGCAGGCTGATAAGACTGGTCAAGTTCTTGGGTGGTGGAGAAGAATCAGCCGTGGGCAACTCTTCGCCCAGATCAGCAGCAAGCACAGTGTCGTTAAATGTCGTAGTCGCCACAGCAACTTCACCCACATACAAAAACAACCCGCTAGTGCCAACTGTGCGGTAGATGCGTTTGACCATGCCAGTCGTGTTGAACGGCGCGTTGCGTGCCCACGTACCGCCAGAAGTGTATGTCTGCGCCGTATCCAGCGACACAGTGACGCGGTTGTTTGCAACATCAACAGACTGCACGCGAAATGAGCCGTTAAGACTGGTCATCCCAACAACGCCAGCAAAAGTCAGCGTGTCGTACTGAGCAATGCCAAATACGCTGTTGAGCGTTACTCGCACTGTGTTGGAGCTTATAGTCGAAGCTGCGGTAATGGTTCCAGAATTAAGAGGCGCAGTCTGTAAGCCAGTGATATTCCATGTAGCGGTAATGTGCGTCGTGTACACGGTAGACGGGGGAGACGGGGGTGACTCTTCACCAAACGTAGTGACGTATGTATACACATAAGACCGAGACTCACTAGCCCCGCTACCACCTGTATGTGCGACCGTAGGAGCTATCGTAGGGGCAGCAGTCCCCAGCGAATACCATGCAGTTGGATATGGGGTCGATGAAATAGAAAGCGCGTATGTAGACATGCGCGGCTCAAACGACTCACTGGAAAAGTAGAACCTGCCGTCTGGGTCGTTGGCATTGGGTGATGGGACGATGTTTACATCCTGCGCCCAAGTAAGCCAGTTGTCAGCGTATGCGCCGTTTACAAAAGCTCTGTACCTGTAGACTGTTTCGATGTTCAGGCTGGTAGAAAACACCTGCTCAATACCAGCAAGGGGATCAAGGCTACCAGACGTAATCTTGCAGTTCAACGCACGGGTTGCGTGGTTGGGCGAAAGCAGGCGCTCGCTGATACGAGGAATCTGCCCACGGAACGCTTTGATGTTTACGGCTGTCATGATGTGCCCCAGTTTACTTTACGCTAAATAACGCGTTACCGTACCGGCTTTATCGGCCAGACAATAGCAAACGGAAACTCGGGTTGCAGAGGGACATCTCGCAGCGCTTGCCGATACGCAGACCACTTAGTTTTGATGGCTTGTGGCACATCCCCGGCTTGTGTCCAATCTGTTTGCGCTAACTTGAGGTCCCGCTCTTGCCTGATTGCGCTGGCAAGTTCTTCTTCAGTTGGGGCGGGTGGCGGCACAAACTCCGCAATCTCTCCGTAGACCCCTGCCAAAATGTTCTGGTAAATCTGCTGCCCGTGTGCTTCAGGGTCGTCTTTAGTCGCTGTAAACGGTAGCTCAGCATCCCACCCATCCCAACGGATTAGGACGTTTACACCGGTATGCTCTGCGTCACACCACTGCGGCTGCTTTGCATATTCAAGCTGCATATCAAGACACGCGAAGCCAGAGCGACGGACAGTTGTTGTTGTTGACGTTTACGCCGTTGTATTCGTAGGAACCCTCGATGTACCCCATCAACATCCATGTACCAGAAGGAGCGCCGCCCTCGGGGGTGCTTACGTAGTTGCCGCTACCAAACCTGCCGCCAGCGCACTGAGCAGACCTGTACCGCAGATTAGAACCCGCGATTGACGTGCCCGTAGCAACCACCGAGTTGGTTGTGTAGCTCATAAAGGCGTAGGTCCCGACAGCACCCACAGCAGCCCCGGCAGTGGCGTTAAGAACAGTTGCAGTGGTAACCCCAGTGCCAGTAGACGCCGCAGTGATCCGGCCTTTGGAGTCAACTGTGATGTTTGCCGTTGTGTAGGAACCCGCTGACACCGCCGTGTTTGCCAGTGTCGCAGCTGCTGTGACATTAGTCGTTCCATCAAAAGAAGGGCTTGTATAAGTCACATCACCAGTAAGCGCGATTGTTCGCCCCGTTGCTAGCGCAGTAGCCGTTCCGGCGTTACCAGTCACGTTACCAGTCACGTTACCAGTGAGATTACCCGTTATGGCAGAAGTGAACGTATTGGTTCCAGTGAACGTGTTGTTCTGACCGGGTAAATCCAAGGCTGTTTGTATGTCGGCAGCTGTGATGCGAAGCCCAACCACTGTACCGGCAACGAACGCCAGAGCAGTTGTGCCGTCGTAGCCACGAATGACGTTTGAGCAAACACCGGAGCCTGCTGTACGCGTGCGAACGGCAACAATCTCTACAGCACCCGAAGAGTCTTGAAGTGTTGCTTTAAACCAACTGTTGGCAGATGGCAAAGACGACGAACCTACGTTTGCCACAGGGAATAAATCGGCTTTGGCCGACTCAATCACAAACGAGGTAACAGAACTGTTGATACTAGAGACCAACAACGCCCGAGCGTTGTTCTTAAACTGTTGTGCCATATTGTGCTCCTGCGATAGTGCTCATTGTACCTGTAGGCCGTTTACGCGCCAAGTACCTCAAGAGCGTGTGCGATGTGTTTCTTGCGGTCATCTAGGCCGATTATTCCACCGTTAATCTTTTTGGTCATGCCCTCGATGTCGTTAGCATCTGCAAAGGCGTTGAGCCCGCTCTTATCCCAGAACCACGCTGCGGTCAAGGCGGCGTATTCTTTGGTCAGCACAAGGTCGGGGTCAGCAACAAAGTCCACGCCCAAGGCATCCGAGGCCAAGCGGTAGTTGTCTTTGCCGGTCAACTGGATCAGGCCACGGCCTCGATACTTCCAGCCATCCCCCTCCTCGGTGTTACCCATCCGGCCAGAGTAGACCTTGTTGGCAATTTTCTCGGGCTGGCGATGAAACGGCTGCGCCGCCTCTTCTGACGGGAATCGGCTGGGCCATGTGCCGCGCAGCCC